CGCCTCGATCATCTGATTGAACGATTTCCCCATCGCCGACGCCGTGTTCCCGAACGACATGATCGCCGCCTCGGTCGGTTCGAGACCGAGGGCTTTCATCTTGATGAATCCCTGAGTCAGTTCCTCGACCTGAAAAGGCGTATTCTGAGCGATCAATTCGATCCCTCGGAACGCATCGGTCGCCATCTCCGCCGAGCCTGTCACGACCCGGAGGGACGCCATCAATTTCTCGGTCTCCCGGTTGATCCCGAGGAACGCCGAGGCGACCTGTTTGATGACCATTAATCCGCCGAACGCCGCCCCGACTTTGAGGACCGTCTTTCCGAGGCTTTTCATCCCGCCGCCCATCTTACCGGACGACCGGAGGACCTGATCCTCAAGGGCTTTCATTTGTTTCCGCATCGCGGAGACATCCGCCCCGATCTCAACGATAATCGCATCCGATACCGTCGCCATTTATACCCCTCCGAACTGATCCCTATGTTTCCGAGTGAACTCGATTTTCATGTTCCTTACGTCAGGATGCCAGTTCATGAACTCCGACCGGGACACGCCTCGGAGCCTCATGAGATCGGCGACCTCATCATATTCGAGAGCCGCCTGTCGTTTGTCCTCGGGGAGATCCCGCCACTCCGTGAGAGGGATGTCGATGTCGGGGACCTGAGACCACTCCTCGACGACAGGTTTTATCTGAAAAAAGGCGTACCAGTGTAGACGCTCCCATCGGGACAGACGACAGAACGCCTCGTATGTCATCCCGAGCCGCTCCGCCGTCATAAAGTTCATGTATAGGAGACTCAGGTCGTCTCCGTCGAAAAATTTCCCTCTGCCGCCTTTAATGACTTATCCGTCATCCGATTGAGAGTCTCGATCCGGTTGACGAATATCCTGAAATGACCGATCCCGAATCCGAGGTCCTCGAACTCCTTGAGGAGACCCTCGTAATACTTCCGGGGATCTGTGTCGCGGAGCGATTCCGGCGTGTCGAACTCCATTTGACCCGGGAGGAGGCTCCTCTCAATCGTCGCGACCGATTGAAGTCGCTCGTTTTCCTCGGTCAGGGAGGCGAACTTTTCGTCCGTCATTCCGGGTTTTCGAGCCGGAGGCGGGAGGATCTTGTCGAGTTGAATGTCGATGTCAAGCGGGAGGGTCTGAATATCGAACGAGTAAACGGTCACAGTCCCGTCTCTATCGATAGGGAGTTCGACCGTTCCGGTCTCTTTCAACGATTCAACCTCCGCGTATTTTGTCAATCGCATCGGTCTTGAATCCTTTCAAAATGTTGACTATATCCGACCCGGGGATCCTAGAACGAGTCGGATATAATCGACTTATTATGTTATAGTCGGAGCCGTGATAACCGCTCGACCGGAGCATGAGAGCGTATCTGAGGGATCGCCCTCTTGAAAACTGATCTCCTCGGGGATAAACCGAGCGAACGTCAGGGTCTCGGTCGCTCCGCCTGCGGGATCTGAGATCGCGACCGCGATCACGACCGCCCACACGTCAGAGTTCGGCTCATCCGAGGTATACCCGGACGCTCCGCCCGTTTTTGTGAGCATCTCGTAAAGGGAGACGGTCCCCGAGGCGACGTTCCCGGAGGCGAACCCCGCATGAAGTACAGAGAATGAAAGTTCGACGGGTTCCTCGTTACCCGCTCGGGCGTGATCGAGAACACCTCGATCCGAGATAATGTTCGCCGGATGACGTTCGGTCCACGCGATGTCCCCGTCCTCAATCGTTACCGTGATCGACGCCGCCGCTCCGTCAGTGATCGTCATCACAGCGTCTTTTAAACTCCTTACTGCCATTTTGAACCTCCCGTCATATCACAATGAACCCCGTCCATATACAAGTGAGTTTTGACTGTTCCGACGATCCGGTCGGGATCGGTTCGATCCGTACTTTCGAGCATCGGATGACCCCGAGGACGGAGTCGTCTCCCGCCCAGTCCTGCAAATTGTAATCGACTTGATGAAACGCCGCCCGGACCTTGTCCGCCATTTCCGCGACCTTGTATGAGTCCTCGCCGTCCGTCCCGGTGTTCGCGATACAGTCGATTAAATATCGCCACGTCTCGCGGATTAATGCCGCCCGACTCATCGGGGCGTCCTGAATCTCCGGATAAGCGACGTTGAAATAATTCGAGATCCCTCTCGTCGGAACCTCGGAGCCGGGATATACAATCGTCTCGCCGGAGAGTTGAGCCGCGATCCGTTTATAATGCGATGTATGAATGTTGAGGACCTCATTCGCCATTATGCCGCCTTGACCTTTCGAGCCTCTTTATTCGCCGCCGCGAACGCCTCCTTGAGGGCGTCCTTTTCCGCCTTTTTCATACTCTCCGCCTCGATGACCCTGAAAGCGAACCGGACCATCCCGTGAGGAGAGATCGGTGAGTGACCGTATTCGAGAAAGACGATATAATTGACGGCGTTGATGATCGCGATGTGAGTCCCTTTCGAGGACTTACTGACAGAGAAACTCGACTCCTTTTTTCCCTCGGAGATCGCCGCCGTCGTGACGTTCGGTCCTGAGATGTCATATCCGACGCCGACCGTGTCAGCGTAAGCCGTCCATCCCGCCCGAGCGCGACCCGTATCGACCGGAGTCTCGGCGATGATGATTTCGAGGAGGTCGAACGCGATTTTCCGGATCATCGCGTCTTGAGTTTTGTCCGACATATTTTTCGTATAAGTCCGGATGAACTTGTCGAACCTCGCCTTTTCGACCTTGAACTCGAATTTCGGTTTCGCCGCCATTATATGAGCCTCGCGAGGACCTCGTATATGAAATCGAGCGGTTCGTCCGCGACCCTGACGACCTCCCGGGTCACTGACCCCTCCGTGACTCGATCCTGAGTCGTCGGGGCGTTCGTGAGGTCCGCCTGATCGATCAGATATATCCGGTCGCCCTCTTGATACTGTCCGGGATAGTCATCAATATCTCGCTCTGATACCGTCCGGGCGATTGCGTTGACCGTGTCCGAGGTCTCCGTTCGGGTCGTCACGCCTGTATCGGTATCGAACGCCGACGCCGTCAGGTTCTTGAACGTGATCTCGACTTTCATCTCCGAATCATCGATGATGTCCCGGAGGGAGGACCGGAGTTCCTCTTTCAGAAAATTATCGAGGACGTTGAGCCGGGGATTATTCATCCGATAATGTCTCCCGAGTATTCGGACAGATCCGCCCCGGTCTCATCGACAACATAATCGACGTGATCGAAATCCTCATCGACCTCGAACTCGGTCGCCCGGGTCCGATGTCGTTCCGCGAGTTTCATGAAATGATCGGGGATTTTTGACCTGTCAATCCTCATGTTGAGCGTCTGATAAGCGACGCCCGACCGAGCCTGATTCGCGGCGATAGACTCACACGCCGCCGCCGCCGACATCCGGACATCGTTCCCCTCAAGCGAGAGGAAAGCGTCGATCTCCGAGTCGGTGAAAATCTGATTCGCCGCCGTGACCGTGTCCGTGTCTCCGATCAGGAGCCGGACCTGACCCCGGGGCGTCGTGTCGTCATAGGTGAAAGCCACTGATTAACCTCCGATATAGAAAAGGGATCGAAAGTCGCCGCCGATCCTCCGATCCCCTTTCCTCCTCATCTCCGCCACTCGAACCGGATGAGATTATTTCTGTTTTACGACGCCGCGTTGACCTGAATGACGTTTTTCGTGTCCACAGCGTTCACGCCGCCGTAATACCGGACCTTATAAGTCGCGATGATGTCACGCTTGAAATGATCCGGATTGTTCGCCGGAGCGCGGAGCGTCTGAACAGGGATGATCTCTTTCCATATGAAATCTTTCGGGAAATCGCCGAGGAACCAGTCACTCGCGTCTGTATACTGATCATCCGCCGCATCTCCCGCCGCGACGTCAAGATAAGGACTCGCGAGAGCCTCCATCTGACCGAGACCCATCAACTGTATAGGATTGACCGTGTTCATCCCGGCTTGAGCCGTTGATCCCGGAGCCGTTCCGACGACCGTCGCGGCGACGATCCTCTGAGCCGTTCCGATCAGTTCCATCGAGGTTAATATCTGACGAGGACGGAACGCTATCGGTTGAGCCGAGAGCGTGTCATCCGCCGACCGATCATCGACGACGTTCGCCGCCGCCCATGCGAGGACCTCCTGAATATCGGTCCAGTCAACGAGAGGCGTCGCCGTCGAATACAGGTTCGCGTTGCCGCTTGAATAATACTGTTCCGCCGTTCCGCTCGGGCGATAGACCCGCTCGGTCGATTTCACGTCAGCGACGCCTCGGACGATTGTCCGTTCGCGTTCCTCGGCGGTCGCCTCTCCGAGCCTCTGAGCGCGGAGCAATACCTGACCCGTCTGATCGAAAATGACCGCCTCCTCTGTCACACTCAGGAGCCGACCCTTTTTCGCTTGCTGAGTCGTCACGTATTTGTCGTCGAAATCGGACTCGGGATAATCCTCGTTCTCCTCGACCTCTTTCGGTCCTTGTACGTGAGTAAAACCGACGATCCTCTCGTCTCTCAGGTTCGACGGCATT